CACTTAGTACAAAAGGCTTAGAAAAAAAAGCCTTGACATTTAATTCATCCTATGATAGACTAGAATATATAGAGTCCATTCTACTTTGGTTTGTGCAAAAACATAAATTAGATGTTTTGTTTGTAGAAGATTTCTCATACAATAGTGTTGGTAAAGTTTTTCAGTTGTCCGAAGGGTGCGGAGCCGTGTTATTCTCTGTAGCCAAACAAACTGGAATAAAAGTATTTAAAATACCACCGACTCTAATCAAATCTGAAATCGCAGGACACGGACACGCCAAAAAAGAGTTAGTAGAGAAAGCAGTAAAAAAAGTAGTGAAAGACCACAATTATAAAACAGACAATGAATCAGACGCTATGGCAGTATTAATTGTGGGCTACGAGCTATTTAACAAAGCCAATCCGAAAGTGACCAAATGGAAATGAACAACGAAGAAATTCTAGAGTCAGAGCCGATAGAGTCAGAGAGTGGGTACACTCGCAGGCTAGATTTAACGGACGAGCAAATCTATCTAATTTGGGATTTGTCTAAGCAAGAGCATATCGGTAAAAACCTATCAGAAAACAGAATGTTGTTTTGGCTAAAACATAAACACGATTTATGCATCACACGAAGAACTTTGCGAGAAGTGCTGGGTCGAGCTACTGATACAGGGATGCCTTTAGATGTTTATCGTGTCTTGAATAAAAGGAATGAAATTAAGGGTACTGACTCAGATAAATTACTTATCACTTCTTTTGTAATTGGTGGGGAAATTGACTCTTATGCCTATTCAGAATTAGAGCATTACATTTCAGAAGGTTTTGAAATTTTTGTTGTGCCTTTGGAGAGTAGACGTAAACAAAAGTTCAACCAAAGAGAACTCACTAATGTAAAAGCAGAATTGCCGTTGCTACCGAACGGTGCTAGATACTTATTAGATGCGGAAACAACATTAGAAAAATACAACATTGATATTTTAAACTTAGATGGCTCAAGACAAAGCTATTCTCATTTGAGACACATAAATAAGAATGTGATTGTGCCTGACACTTATTTCTATTTGCAGTCTACGCCGACAGAACTAACACAACATCCTACTTACACAATGACAACAGGGTGTATCAACAAAGAGAAACATTTATATTCAAATACACATAACGGATACCTACAAAAACCTATGCACAAATTAGGAGGTGTATTCATTGAAGACGGTGTATTGACACAAAGTACCTTCCAAGCAAAGAAAGAGCTTTCGGAAGCTCTAATTGTTGGGGATTTACACCTTCCTTATGAGAGTCCTGACTTTATTAAATACATAAAGTATCAATTAGAAAAATATAAGCCTAAAAAAGTATTCCTACATGACCTATTGGACTTGGCTCCTTTCTCGCACCACACACACAACAATGTTTGGGCGAAACTAAAAAAAGAAAACACAAAAGAACATTTAGAGCAAATAAAAAACAAAATCACAGGGTTGATTGCTTTGTGTGACATTTTCGGCGTGGAAATACATGTAGTAGGTTCTAACCACGATAATCATTTATTGACAGGACTTATGAATCAATCTTTATCTAAAATGACACAAGAAGATGCAAGTCTATTCTTTCAATATGGACATTTAGTAATGAGTGAAAATCTTAAACCATTACAAGCTATTTTTAAAGTGTGTGGCGTTTCTGATTCTGACATCAGCAAGTTGAAGTTTATTGATGTCAAGTCAGAATGTAAGTCCGCTGGTTTTATATTGAATATGCACGGCGATTCAGGCATCAATGGAGCCTCGTTCTCCTCAGCAGGATTCAAGCGTATTGGGGTGAAAGCTATTGTAGGGCATTCACATTCATGTGGTAGAGAAGGGGATGTTTTGACAACAGGCACTTCTAGCAAACTACTCTTAGGATATAACGAAAAAGGCTTTAGCTCTTGGTCTAACGCCAATGTAATTCTAAAACAATCAGATGCTTACCACGAGTTGATGCTAAAGGGAAAAACCGCATGAAAATGACGCTAGAACAGTTTACTAAATGGATTGAAGAAACAAGAAAATACCATAAACAAGTAGATGGATTGTATAAGCTCGGACTTGATGTTTTAGAGCTGGTGTATGCTAATCCAGACACTTATTTATTTGATTTTGTGTTTAATAAAGCACAAAGAGAGTACATTTCTTGGTGGCTTTATGATTGCCCCAATGGTATTAGCGAAGAAGATTTTAGCAGAGAAAGTTCTAAAGTCACTTGGGTTGAAAACGGTGAAGAAGCTGGCATCTATTTAGATAGTATTGAAGCTTTGTATAATTACATTTCAGGTCTTGAGGGTTCTGGAGATGAATGAAGAGCATCAGCTATACAATAAAATAAAAAAGCCTAATGTTATTTTGAACATTTGTTATTCACATTCTGTAAATTGCGAAGAACCCATTATTTGTGAAGAAACAGTAAAAGGCTCTTTTGTTGAGTTTAGTAAGAATGCTTACCTGATTAAGTTTAGCTCCTCTATTACAGGGGAGAAACTTTTTCATAGTATAAAATTAGTACAAGAAAATGTAATGTATTGGGAAATATCTAGCGAAAACGGCAATCTTAGCCACGACTTGCACTTTGAGACGAGCAAATGCACTTGTGCAGACACATACATAAATAAAGAAAAAATAGCTTTTGCTAATAAAACCAGAAGACTTGATTATTATTTTGAAGAGAAAGAAGGTTTTGTCGATATTTTTTACGAGAAGTATTCAAACTCATTACATTTAGGGTATTACAACATTGAAATAAATATATCGCCTACTTAGGATTTTAAAACATGACTATCAACACACTAATACAAGATGATTGTTTGTCTGCAATGAAAATACTTGCAGACAATAGTATTGACATGATTTTATGTGATTTGCCTTACGGTACGACTCAAAATACATGGGACTCAATAATCCCAATGGATTTACTTTGGAAAGAATATAAAAGAATTATAAAGCCTAATGGTGTTATTGCATTAACTTCTCAAGGTGTTTTTACTGCAAAGATTATTTTGTCTAATGAACAGTGGTTTAAGTATAAAATTGTATGGGAAAAGTCTAAGGCAACTAATTTTTTGAATGCAAAAAAACAACCCCTTAGAAAACATGAAGATATTTGCATTTTTTATAATAAGCCTCCATATTATGAACCTCAAATGAGTGCGGGTACTCCTTACGATAAGGGGATTGGAAAAAAGCAACTTACGGGTAGTTATGGCGACTTTGAACCGTGCCATGTGAAAAGTGAAGGGTTACGCTATCCAACCGATGTTATTTATTTTAAAACTGCTGAAAGTGAAGGAAAAGTATACCATCCTACACAGAAGCCAGTATCTCTTGCAAGATATTTAATTAGGACATACACAAAAGAAGGGGACGTAGTATTAGATAACACTTTCGGGAGCGGTTCTTTTTTAGTTGGGGCTGTTTTAGAAAAACGGAATTTTATTGGAATTGAAATGAACTCAAATGTAACGCAGTACAAAACAGATAAAATAGATTGTATCAGTATTGCACATAAAAGAATATCAGATGCCTATACACAAATGGGTTTACATCCATTCTCAAGGTTTTAGAAAAAAAGACGAGTTCCAAAAAAGGAACCCGCCGTGTGAAAGAGAGAGAGAGAGAGAGCCGTGTTCTCTTTATAAAAATATAAGGCGTAGCTTTTAGACTAGGTTGTCGCTCAAAGGATTACCTTCAAACTCAAAGACAAGTTCGGCATCAGGAGCTAGAGATGTACTCAAACCACTAATCAAAGTCATGTTAGTTCCCACGATAACCGTGTTATTGCTCTTAAACGTAATCTGAACTACGTTGGCAGAACCAGCCCCAAAACCTTTGTTTTTAGCATTGGCTTGTTTGAAGATTTTGATTGCGTCTTCGCTACTATAAGTAGAGAACTTAATCATGCCTACATTCTTGGAAATGTCAGGAATCCCCACATGCTGTACTTCGCCGTTTAATACTTCGGCAACCCGAGAGTACCCATTTAGACCAAAATCTAACTCGACACTGTTTGGGATGATGGCGATAGGAGTCCCATTCAGAAGGACTGTATTATCGCCTGTTAAAATCGTAGTAGTCATCTATATAGTCCTTTAAACTTAGAATGAAAGTGTGATGTTGACGTTGATGGTTCTCAACTGTGAAATAACAGGAAAAACAAGCTGGATAGAAACCGTACCAGTACGTTTGTTGACTAAAACAACCAAGTTCTGTACAAACTGCACTTGCTCACCAGAATCTAACAAGATGTAGTTCGTGTTGCTTAACGTATTGAAAACAACCAACATATCAGAAGTGATTGACTTTTGAGTGGCGATAGCGAATCCAGAAGCATTCGTGTTCGTAGCCAATGCGGATTGTGAATAGTTAGAGGTCAAGTAATCAACCGTGTATTGACGAGCGTGCGTAATCGTGTCAACCGTTTCAATGTACTTAAAACTATCATCTTCAACACCTTGGCTATTCAAGCGGTAAGGCGTTACCGTTTCAGAGAATGTTAAGTATTGACCGCTTCTGTGCGTACCAACCACAAACAAACCTTTATCTTTAGCCAATTCAATTTCAGCACCAGAGAACTCGGTTCCGATTTCTGGAAGTTCCCACCCAGCTAGGATTGTGTTGGTGTAAGGTTTTGTAGATTGATGAACACCACCAACCGTATCACGCAAGCCACTATTTTGAACATAAGGAGTCAAGAAAGAACCAGTCGTGTAGCGTAGTTGTCTGTAAGCACCAAAGATACAAGCATCTTCAAAAGCGTAACGCTTAGAAGATAAGCCTTTGTGTGTAGCTGTGTTAACCGTTTTTACAACCATGTACCCTAAAGACTTGGAGGTTTTCAAGCTGGTTGTCAAGGAATCAAAGTCTCCCTGTAAAGCAGGCTTACAGGCAATAACCAAGCCGTCTAAAACTCGTTTAGGTGCGTTGAATCGTGATTCCATTTCAGTGTTGTACTGTGCAATGATAGCAGGGTCAGAAGTCAAAACAACAACAGAGTCGTAACGAACATCACCAACAGTAGAAGCTAATGAAGGGAACGTAGGGTTCGTTGCTCCACCACTGAACGCAGTCAAAGCAAAAGCAAGACCTGTTACGTTCAAAGGTTTGGGGTAAACTAAGATAGTGAAGTCGTTACCGTGCGTACCTTTTTGTTTTGCAGTCAAAGTGACCGTACCAGCAGAACCACTAGCACCAACCAAGCAAGTTGCTTTGGCGTTAATCAAAGCTCGTAATTTAGTTGCTACAGTTGTAGGCGTATCACCCAAAACAACAGGAACCGTGAATACGTCTTCGGAACCGCCTACTAGGAACTTAACATCACCAGCACTGACGACACTTCCTGAAATGACGATAGAGCCAGTAGAGGCAGTACCACCACCAACTTCCGCCAAAGGTATAACGGTCAATTCCCCGTTAGGATTAAACTTGTTGATTACTTCAAGGGCTTTAGCCATAGGGCTTCCGACACCCACAGCGTTACGCAAAACATCATCGTTAGGTGCGTCTGCAATAGGGATGCCACTTGTGTATGAGCCAGTACCTGCCAAACCAATAACAAGCAATTTGTGAGATTGAGTTAAGCTAGGGGTTGCAGGGAAAATACTTGCATTGATTGTTGGAAAATTGATAGTTCCTGCCATTTGTAATTCCTTTTAGATATACTTAGAGAGAGTCTATTTGCTCACTCTATTTTAAAAGCTTGGCAGATTCTTCAAATAATCCTTATAAGCCACTGAATTTGAGGTATCTAAATTACTGTCTTCTGTGAACAAATATGAGCCGTGTTCGTTTAAGATATGCTCTTCTTCATTGTCTATTAGATTTTCTGCCACGAGAGGCTCGCCGTTTATATCCGTTTTTGTATATAAATCTATTTTGTTGATGTTGTAGTATTCCGACATATCCGCCAAGTAAGTATTGACAGGGCTTCTGTATGAGTATTGATATTCCAATTCACAAGACAAAATACCTTTGATGTTGTCTAAGTTTCCATAACGAGAAGAGGTCAAAACACAAGCGGATTCTACTGGCATTTTGGTATGAGTGTCGATAGGTTTAAACCCTGTCAGCAAAGAGTCTACTTCATATTTTCTATCTTCTAAGAACTTGTACATAGCACCTTTAGACATGTTATCCCAAGCACCATACACAGCTAAGATGACTCGGAAGTAAACAACATACCGAATATCTCTGGCATTACCTTCGGATACATAAACAGCCCCAGAGGCTTGCGTGCTTGGCGTGGATGCCACCCTTTCTAAAGAAGGTTCTACAAACACCAAACATCTCTTATCACCACTAGGCTTTGGGCTAGCTTGGATAGGTTGATTATCTTCAATCATATTCCTAGCCCAGAATGTAATGTACAATTCTGTATTGACTTTAGCTTGTGCAAAAGCATAGTTAGAAAATTGGTCAGTAGGAATTAAGATGTTTCCGTTAGAACGAGAAAAAGAAACGCCTTCTGTATATACTTTATTCACATAATGATTAGTTCCTAAATACGACAACTGTAATACATTAGGAGGAACAACGCCTGTTTTTAAATACATTTTATTCGTAGTGTTATCTATGTCGTAGATAGCGTAGCTTGTGGCTTCATTTGTGTTTCTGTTGATTAACTCAACTTCGGCAAAAGCAGGTTCTCTTTTATCGTAAACAATAGGTAGAAAACCATTGAAGGTCAATTCTAATAAAGCAATGCCGTTATGTTGTAATTGTCGGTGTGCGGTCACATCAGCACGAATCACAATATCAGAGAAACTGATTTGAGTCCCTGTTAGTCCAGTTCCGTCGATGACCATGTTTGTGCCGTCGTAAGTAATAGTTTTAGTAGCCGTCTTGCTGTAGAATGGGCTTAGCTTTGGCAATCTTTTTCTTAATTCGTCTGTTACTGTGATTAAGCTCATCTTCCACCCCAACTAAAATACTGGTATCTGTTCTGTAAATAACCGAACATACCTGATAACACTTGTACTTTTACATAAGGATTAAACAAAGCAGGGTCGGTTTCTTGGTTGATGGGGAATATCTCTCTGCCCATATTATAAAGAATTTCGGTGTAGTCTGTATTATTATAAAAGTTCATTTCAGACATGCCCTGTGTACCTAAAGTAATGTTGCTTCTATACGAATTTATGAATTCGCCAGTCAAAACAGCAGGGGATTCTCCAATTTTAGAAGCTTGGTGGTTTGTATAAATAACACCATTCTTTCTTAATTCTGGGTAGATACGCCCTGTTTTAGTCTGTTCTCTTAGAGCGTATATCATTTCTGCTTCTATTTGTTGTATGTTGTTTTGGCAGTATTGGTTTACACCGTGTCTTACGGCTTCCGCCAATTTACTACGAGTGAAAGTAATACGTTTTGTCCCACGAACTCCAGAAGCCAACAAAGCCCCCAAAGACTCTTTCTGTAACTGCATCAAGAAGCCTGTGTAGACAGCTTTAGATTGTCCTTTTTTAATACCTGCACGAGCAGAGCGTCTTACAACAGCATTTTTTTTAGTAGACAATCCCTTCTTACCGAAACCTCTTTCGTGCATGGTTTCAGTTCTTAGAATGTTAAGCCGTTTACTTACAATCTTGTCAGGGTTATATCCTTGAGGTAAGTCTTTAGGCTTAAAGTTCCTAATCTCTTTACGCACTTGTTCAGGGGCTACATTTCTTTTAAGCCCTTGCGTCCAGCTATCTTTGAGTTCAGGATATTTACGACTACCTTTAGGTCTTCCTACAGGTCTACCAGTGGGGGTGTATTTTTTAACCAAGATTTACGTCCTTCCCACTTATTTCTTTTAGCTCAAGAAGACACCATCTTTTGTTTTCATCTAAATCTTGATAACGTAAGAATCTAAACTTTCGGTCATTCCAAATAAACAAATGATTGTTTTCTAAAGGAGGTAGCACACCATATCTGACGTGCATTCTATGCGTCGTCTCATTGACTTGCTGCATACCAGAATTATAACGAGTGCCGCCGAAGGTAGTTATTTTCGCAGGAAAAGATTTGACATGAGTCAATATATAATTAGTATCAATACCAGTTACGTTGTTGTCTAATCTTTCAACATACAATGAAATGTTGTATTGTAATTTGCCTAGTGGTGGGAAACTACGCTTACTTTTATACATGCTTCCCCCTAGTATAATATACGGTGTTTTTTATATGTAGAGAATACGTTGATTACGTTTGCTGGGTATGCCAGTTTAGATACAAACTTCAAACCTTCATTGGTTGCTCTTGCGTCTTGCTCGTCGCCTCTGTTTTCTAACTTGTAAGCTACAAGTGATAAGAGTGCATGACGAATATCCGCAGGAAAAGAATCTAAGTCCTCTGTCGTGTCAAATAAACCTGCTTTTACAATGATAGAAAAACCACCAGTGCCTTCAATAGTTGAATATTGAGGTTCGTTGATTGGATATGTTGCATCTAACAAAATAAGCTTAGAAGAATCTTTGCCTTTTACCAGTCTAAACTTGTTTAAGTCTAAAGGCACGTTTGTCAGTACATTGTTAACCAATGTTTCTACTGTGATAGAATCTAAAGAAGTAATGTTAGCAAGGGGCAGAGAAACGACACCATCCACAAAAGGAACAGTGTCGTATTTGATTGCATAAGTCTGTACAAACAACTCTCTAAATGTTTCACGGTTGAAGTCATCAATACAGGAAGAGACAAGAGTGTCTACATAAGCATCTAATTCAACAGAATCATTAGGTAGGAATAAATGTTGCTCAAATAAAACTGAACTACTTATAGGATTAATATAGTTGTTAGTCAGCTTTATTTTTTGCATTTAGACGGTTTCCAGCTTAAAGAGCTTTTCAGTTTCTTGCGTTTGGGGGTTGTAGATGTCTTTGTTTCGGTCTGGGTGGCTGATGAAATCATAGACTTCTTTAGTTACTTCTGTTTTAGTACCAGCAATTAAAGTAGCACTAGGGGAGTCTTGGTTAGGGAGTAGCACCGCCCAAGCATGTGAGTCCAACCCACGTTTCAATTCTACAAAATACTTTTTTTCAGCTTTCGCAGCTTTAGCAATAGTAGGCTCTGTGTTGCCTTCGCCAGTTCCGTTCGCAGTAGCTTCTTCGTTTGTTTTAAGGGCTGTATCTTTTGCCATTTTATAGGTTCCTTTTTCTCTTTCATTATATATGGGTGGGGGACGTTCTGTCCCCCACCCTTTTCAACAATTAGACGGATAGTCCCGTGATTTTGACGATTTGTTGTGGTTCTAACACTTTGAAATCGTATTCAGTGTAGACGTAGAATAAGTAGTCACGAGTATTAGGGTCGTAGTCTGCTTCGATTTGCAAAGAATCCCAGATACCAAGCTTAACGACTTTGGGGTCAACCAACAAGCCGAAACCAGTGGTCGTAGTAGCCATAGGCAAGTAGTCTTCTGCAATAACAGGAGTACCGATAGCAGAGAACTCTCCACCGTTCAATTTAGCGGTGTCACCCAAGCTCGTAGCCAAAGCACCCAACTCTTTCAAGTAGCCCAACTTAGCATTTTGAGGCAAGTAGAACTTAGCTTTGTCCATGCGTCGTTGGTGGGCAGGGTCAACTACTAATTGCTTAGCATTGATTGCGGCGGTTGTATTGAAACGAGTACCAGCAAGAGCAAGCGTGTACCCAGCTAATTTAAGCAAACCGTCTTTTTGACGGAGGATTTCACTATCAGCATCGGAGCCAGCCAAAGCGGTATCGCCGTTCAAGATTTGGTCAGACATGTCGTCGATTACTTGACGCATTTGAGCTTGACCTAACAAAAAAGGTAACAAGTTAGCACCAGTGATGTTGTTCATCAAATCTTCTTTAGGGATTCGGAGAACACCTTTTAAAGCAGTGGCTGCGAACTCAGTTTTACTTACGGTGTATCCGAAGTAGTTAGCAGGTTTCAAAGCACGACCAAGGTTTACTGCGGTATCAACAGTACGGTCGTAGGTTGAAGGATACAAGAAGCGGCTGCCCCGAATGAAGCGGTCAACTTTTTGAGTTTTGGCTCGCATTTGGAACATGTCTACTTCGTTAAAGAAATCACTTTGCTTTTTGGCGTTCATAAAGAACTGGTTTCCGTAAGCTTGGTTCAGCAAACCAGCAGGGTTGTTTCCAGACGCACTAAAGGTCAAATCGACAGAAGCTTTTTCTAAGCCTTTTTCTAAGCCTTCACGAATTACTTCTTTAGCAAAACCATCCAAAATAGCCTTGTAGGTATTTTCAGATGTGTCTCCCTTAGCTAGGTAGTCGTTCAAAGCTACAACAGCCTGTTTCTGGGAGTTGACAGAATCAGCTTTTTTAAGTTCTTGAATGGCATTGATTTGAGATTCTTTACGAGAGTCGTCGAAAGATTCAACAGCTTTCGCAACTTGCTCTTGCCATGTGGAAGGAAGGGAGTCGTAGATAGCACCCAATTCGGCGGGTTGGTAGGAGTTCATATTGTTCATTATCCTTTTAAGAATAGATTGGTTACATAAATAAAGTTGTTAAAGTCAATCTCATCATATTTTAAAAATATGCTTAGATAATACCTCTACTGTAGAAACTAGCCACAGCATTAGCACCTCTGCGAGGTAACTTGTCAGAGCCTTCACGGCTACGAGATTCTTTAGGAGGAGGGGACGTTTTCAAAGTGTCGTTTTCTTCAATGACACGCGCAAGCTTCTCAGCTCCTTCTTCCACTTGTTTCTCTAAAGAAGCTTTGTCTTCTTCAAGCTCTTCTACTTTTTCAGAAAAACTCTTTTCAACGGTTTCCAATTTAGTCGTAGCTTCTTTTTGTACTTTTAAAACAGAAGTCAACAAAGTCAAGAACTCTTCTTGCGTTTTTTTAAGTTCAGCAAACCCAGCTTCCGTACTTTTCTGAATAGCCAAAACTTCTTCTGAAACCGTAGCCAAAGCTTTTACAACTTCTTCGCTAACAGGAGCAACTTCTTGAACTACTTCCTCTTCGGCTTCCTCTTTTTCTTCTTCGGCAGAATCCTCTTTAGCTACTTGAACAACAATGTCTTTAGCTAAGTAAGCTTTCAAAGTACCACTCAATGCAATTTCAGAAGGTACTTCATCCCCCAAAGGCTCTACCGTACCGACAGCTTCTAAAGCATATTTAACGATACCTTCTTCGGATGTTTCTTGCGTCTCCGTGTACTCACCCACAAACATAGTTTTAGCTAATTCTAACTCAGCAGTAGTTTCGGCTGTTACTTTCCATGTTTTCATTAAAATTTTACCTTTTTCTTTTTGTGTACATAAAATCTCTGCATCTAATAAACTAAAATCTGTGATTGATTTTTTTGTACCGTCGTTAAACTCTATTAAGACTTCTTCTAGTCCTATCTGATTCGCACCCCTAGTCACTAAAGATACATGTGAGACTTTTGCCTTTTTCAGGTAAGGGACTCTTACCGTTGATAGTTTAGCTTTTGGTTGCATTTATCTGCCTTATTTTAAAAGTAAAATACCTTGACAAACTATTTTAAATAACTTATAATAAATTATACATAGGAATGGGGTCGCTTTGGACTTGACATGGCGAATCTTGTGACTAAGTTGCGAGCCGTGTAAGCTTAATGCACGTTAAACATGAGCAAAGTTTAAATGCAGAACTTAAAACTGTACGCAACAATGTTGTTGCTTTTGCACGTCCTCAACGTGCAATCGCTGCTTAGTTAAAAACTAGACATTGATTGTTCCCACACATGCTATCATTCTGCTAAGGTGGGCTTGCTAAATCGAATGACCATGCCAAAATACTCATAGACTATTTGGTACAGTGTATTTGTCTATACGTCATAACTTCGACGTAAAATAAGTTTAAGCCCTCTGCGAACTGTGGTATTCAGGTACAGAGGGACGAAAACAAAAAATGCCTACGCTCGTAGATGCTTGGAGGCAATCGTTTTGGACGAGGGTTCGACTCCCTCCGACTCCACTTGACATTTTCCAATTTAATTATTTAAAATAAGTTGTAATAATTAAATTGGAAAATGTCTGAAGAATGGTTTTCACCACGCAACAAGTTAGACTATACCCAACCCCCACTCAATCTCAGAAGCTGGAGAAGGCGTTTGGGGATAGTCGCTGGGTGTACAATTATTTTTTGAAACTTCATAAAGAACAAAGGGAATGTTCCAAAGAAGCTAATTTTTTAGGCTATTTTGGAATGACTAAGCATATTACAAAGTTAAAAGCCCTTCCTGAGTATAGTTGGTTGCGGGAAAGTTCTACAACCGCACTATACGCATCAGTTAAGCATTTGTCAAAAGCGTTTGTGTCGTTCTTCGCATCTACGAAGAAAGGGACTTACCCATCGGGGTTCCCAAAACCTAAAAGTCTAAAAACAAAAAAGCAGTCAGTAAGTTATTACAATGACGTAAAAGCTATTCACAAAATGGGAGGTGGTGGCAGGCTTCAGCTTCCCAAGTTTGCAAAAAAGAACACTATCAAGTTTCGCAGTGGGTGGGAAGCACCTCCTGCAGGGGGTAAGCTCAAAACCGTGACGGTCACTCGGAACTCGATTGGGCAATACTTCGCTAGTTTGTGCTACGACTTGGGAGAGCGGAACATCCCTACCATGCCCTACGACGAAGAGACCACAGTCGGAATAGACTGGGGAGTCAAGACATTCGCTACGCTCTCCAACGGCAAAACCATCGAAAAGCCCAAGAGCGTCGAAGCACTCGCCCCTCGCATCGTGAAGCTCCAGCAAAAGCTCACTAGATGCCAGAAGGGAAGCCACAGACGCAAGCGTGTGCGTCACAAACTAGCTAAACTACATATCAGACAAAGCAACCGTCGTCTCGACTGGTTGCACAAGCCCACTCGACAGTTGGTTGACGAGAACCAAGTCAACTGTTACGCTGTCGAGGACTTGTCGGTCGCAACCATGCTACAGGAAGCCCCAAGCTCCCTAGCTAGAAAGGTTCAGGATTCATGCCCTCGCATGTTTCGTGAAATTCTCGGCTACAAGCTAGCTTCCGTCGGCAAAACCTTGTTGCCCATCAACCAATGGGAAGCTAGCTCCAAGACTTGCTTCGCCTGCGACTACGTTCACAACGGACTGACGATGGCGGAGCGAGAGTGGACTTGTCCTTCCTGTGGGGAGAAGCACGACAGGGACTTGAACGCCTCGAAGAACATCAAAAAGATGGCTCTCGCAGGCTCAAGCCCTACAAACAAACTTACGCCGTCGGGAGGACGGCTTGCGGACATTCTGCCATTTGCAGATGGTTTCGCAGAGGACATGACGGAGTTGGGCGTGCCTGACCGAGAAGTGTCTACTTTGGCTAGCTCTTGTGTTTCGGCACAGAGCTACTTAAGCTAAAGACTCCAAGACTCCACCATTTTTCTAATCTAAGACAAAAGAGTGCTTATGCCCTTTTGCTAGTTCTGTGACAGTTCCACCTTTTACTTCGTGAAAGTGTCCGTCAGGTGCTTTGTTGGTATACCCACCAGTCACTCTACCTAAAGAATCATAATTCACTTTTAGCAAGTGTACATGGTCTACAGCATCAGTTTTAGAAGTTTTGCCAAATCCAAAGTCAGGGTTTTCAATAGTTACGGTTCTAATAGCTTTTTGTACAGACCCTTTACCTCTAGCTCCTAAAGAGTAGCCGTTATATTTACCTTCAAGAACACTCTTGATTAGGTTTTGGTCAGTAACTTTGATTGTAAGCTTCCAAAGAACATCAGAGGATTCTTTGTCTTTTTCTACCCACGTCTTTATAACTTCCGAGTTAGTGCTTTCAAAATTGTGCATAACGTCAATTCGTCTAGGGTCTTCTTTTACCAGATTAGAGAAATGTCTATAAGCATATCTAACATCTTCTGGACTCATAGTTTCGCCGTCGGTGTCAATCGTGTTTGCCTTATACACTAAACCAGTTAGATAAATGGCTTTCACATCTTTAATCGCCACAGGACTCTCCTTTGGAAATGTTGTTTGTGTTTATAGAAGAAGCTGTGTCTACATTGTTCAAGATTTCATTAACACTGTTGTCTTTACCATCTTGGTTTCCATTGCCGAACTTGTTGTCTGTTTGAGAAACAGCGTCAATAGGAGCAGGGGAGGCAATCTCTTCAAAGCCTTTTTCTCTTCCTTGTGACATGGCAATTTTAGCCATATCAATAGGGTAGTCGCCCCAAGGAAGTGTTACTTTTTCTATCTGCATATCAGTGTGTCGAGAAAGGATTTCGGTGGCTACGTTAGGGGTCATGGCTCCAGAGGTTTCCGCCGCCTTCATAATACGAACCAAAGAATCTGGTGTCATAAAGGTAGTAGGTCGAATCTTAAACTCCCAATACTTAGGAGGAACGTTGTTTTCACCTTTTGTAAGCAACAGTTTGTTTACTATAGATTCTAAAACAGCACGTTCAGGTTTAAAGATTTGCTCCTCAATCAACATTAATGCTTGCTCTGCGGTAGAATAGTTCACGTCTTGGATTTTACCAAGTATCATAGGGTTTAACCTGTATGCCGATAAAATACGATTTGCAATGTCTTTTGTGTATTGCTGGTACATAGCATCTGTTTGCCGTTTGTCGTGCATGTATTCAAACTTAATAGAAGGAGGGGGAATAGCCCCCGCTTCTGAGGAGGCATAATTGTCACCCATAGCTTCCAAAACAACGACTCTATTAGCATTGTTGCCAGTCCCAGAGAAAGCCCTTTGAACTTCCCCCATAGCCTCGTCAGTCAAACCACCGCCAGAAACCAACAGAGCCATCTTAGGAGTTCCACCGTTGGTTAGTGTCTCTAAGTTTAACTCATCGGCTTTCATAATGCCTTTAATGGCTTCGTAAACAGACCACCATCTAGGAGACCCGTGTGGCATATTAGGTGCATACAAATAACCTAAGATAAGTTCAGGAGCAGGTCTAGCCCCACTTTCTAGTAAATCAGATTCGGTATCGTGTACCATTCCGTTTCTATCTAAGTTTGTGGCACTGCCGATTTCCTTGTAATATACAGGAGAAGTTAAATAACTACCGCCCACTTTTGGGTATCTTACAAAGCGTTTGAAGTATTTGTAATGTATTTTTGTTTTTGGTTTTCCTGCCAAATAAGCAGTCACCTTTACAGGTTGTGCATAAAGCTCTTCACTCATCATCATAATTTCATCAAAAGGAACGTGGTCGATAGAAGCCACTTCCCCGTTTGAATCTCTTTCTATTTCTAAGAATGCATACCCAGAAGTTTCTTGGTCTTCTTTGTATTTTCTCAATATCTCATTGAGTGTTTCTACATAGTGCAAAGTGCTTAGTTTATATGTAAGCTCGTCTAATTCTTTTGCAACTGCTGGTTTCTTTTGGTCGTCTTCTTTGCCTTTGTACGAAAAGTAGAAACTACTTCCTGCGGTTGAAGTAGAATATGCTGTGATGATAGCTCTCAAGTCCAATGCTTTGTTTACAATATCCGAAGCGGTGGCGGGCGAAACAACCCCTAGCATAGAAGTATAAACTACATCACTAGCAAAATTAGAAGACTTTTTGCTTTCAAAAAACTTATTGCAAGATTTGATATGCTGTGTGTAAGAAGCTTTTTCTTTATTGACATTTTCCAAATCTTCGGATATACTGTATATAGGCGTTGAGTTGAATCGCATAGTAGGAGCCGCAGGTTCTTTTGCGGTGACTGGTTTAATTACTTTTTTTGTAGTTTTTGCCATGATGCCTCTTTTGTAGCTTTTGTCTACATTATTTTAAAATATACTGGAGGTTCTTCAATGTCGCCACCTCGAAAAAAATATCTCATATCAAAAAAACTCACAAAACTTTTTAATGAGTCCTATGTAGAGTATATTAAGGGTATTTGTTTAGAACTAAACATCCAACCAATGTCCTCCACACACCATTTTTTGCATACACTTTCTGCCGAATGGAAGTCTCTTCTGCAAGGAATTAGAATACAAGAAGATAATTATATAGAAATAGCTTTAGGTATACAGACATTTATATTCGAGCTTTCTATAGCACACATGCAATATAGAG